AAACCGCTTGACCCGGCGATATAGCTTTCACGCGCCGCGATGATCTGGTGCGTGTATCCGGCGCCGGATGATCGGTTTTCGTGTGTCCCAAGTTGGGGCAGCGCCTTGCGTTTGAATGGCCACATGGTCACACCCTCCTGTAATTGCGCAGCAGGTCGCCCGCGCCGCTTAGTTCCATCGCTTTGCCTGTCCAGTTGCGAACAACCGCGCCGCCCCCGTCGCCCAAAAGCGCCGTTTCATTCTTGAAACTGTCATTGATCCCGCGCGTGTATTCATGCAGCCGCTTGAACGCCTCGGACACAGCCGCCGGGACTGTGCCGCCGCCCACGGTCGCGGTGATCCGGTAAGGGCCATCGCTGGGCAGGCACAGCCCATAGGGACCATCTGGCAAGGTCACGGCCACCCATGCCCCACTTTCCCATTTTTTCGCGTCGGTGATCGTGGCCGGTGTCAGGGGTGGCGTCCAATCGCCCTCGCCCTCGACTGTCCAGATCACTTGCCGGGACGTGTAGCGGTGCGCCGTGTAAGCCTCGATCCGCTGCCAGATTTGATCCGCATCCGGCACAACGTCCGCGTCGGTGTAGCCTTCACGATTGAATGGCGTCACGGTCGGATAGGTGGCCGGGATGGCCTCGATCTGTTTCAGGGTTTCCGCCATGGTCACGCCCTCCATCGGTTAAGGGTGCGGTGCAGGCCATCGGTTGCCGCCAACTTGGCGGGAACGCCCCACGCCCGCGCCTCGATCTGCGCCGCGCTATACGCGGGTTTGGTCACGGCGCTGATCTCGAACAGGTCCGCCGCCGTGACCGTGCGCAGCAGATCATCGCCGCGCCGTTCGATCCGTTCGCCGCCGGGTGAAACCCGAAAGCCCGGCGAAAGCCCCTTGATCAGCCCGGCCCGGTGCGCAGAGACAAAATCCTTGGCCCAGGACGTGCCGCCATCAATCCGCGCCTCGAACGTCATGGCGTCGTCACCGTCGCGCAAGTCGAGACTGCCCGCCGCCCGACTGGCCAGAGGCTTTTCAAAGTTGTGCCCAGACAGCAGGAAAATATCTGCGCCCGAGTCGATCCGCGCCGCGAAAGCCCGCGCCGCAAACAGTTCATTCCGCCCACTGGCAAGCGCCGTGGCGGTCGCATAAGGAAAGCGGCCACGAAGGCGGGTTTCCCCGCCCTCGCTGCGCAGTTCCAGTTCGCCGGTGAAACCGCCCCAGAGCATATCAGGCACTCGCCAACTGAAGGCCGGTCAGCAACTGCAACTGTGCAGGCCGCGCGACAGTCACGTCCATGGTGGCCAAGGCGGTGATCCGCAGCCCGCCCGACTGTGCATCGCTGAACGGGTCGCGGATCACGTCAACCGCCCCCCAGGCTCCGACAAAGATCGGCGCAATGCCACCGGCGTTGGTGGTCAGCAGCGAAGAAACCGCCAGCGGGGTGCCAGTCGGTGCCGCCAAGGCGTTTGGCGTCATGGCGATATTTGCGGCCGGAATTTGGCTGGTCATACGATCCCACTCAGAAACCGCCGTGCCGGTGATCAGATCGCCGTCGAGATAGGCGTACATTTCAGGCCGGATCAGCGCGCGCACTGCACCGGGCGAACCCGCCGCCGATGCCACCATGAACCGCACAACAGCCGCGCGGAACACAGCCCAGGACACTTCTGCATCAACTGCCGTGGCGGTGATGCCATAGGTGCCCGCGCCGGTGATCACGCCCAAGGGCTGGCCATTGGCGCCGGTGCCAAGAAACACCGCTTGATCCATGGCAACGCTTATGGCCCCGGCCATGTCACGCCGCACAGCCTGTTCCAGAGCCGCGCCCGACTGTTTCAAAACCTTACGGGTGATCCGCATTTGAACGCCAAGGTTGTGATCCGGGGTCAGCGCCCGATCGGTGGTGGCAAAGACGGTCGGCCCCGCGACGTTGGCGGTTTCACCGTCAGCCCAGCCCGCCGAAACCGCGCTGGTCGTCACCGGCCATTCAACAGCGCCGGAATCAATGCTGATCATCTGCGCCCCCATGCGCGATGCCACGCTATCGGGAAACAGGCGGTCGATGATCGGGCGTGTGCTGATCGGGTTCGGCGTACCGCTGGCCACGGTTTCACCGGCCCGCTGTTCCAGCGCCCCCCACGGAATCGGGATGCCACGGAACCCGCCCTTGCTGCGCAGCTCCTGCACGATTTCCGCCGTCCTGCCGTCCAGCGCCCGGCCCTCGTCCAGGTACAGCGCCACTTGGCGCATCTCGAAACCGGCCATCATGTCGGCCCAATCCTTGTCAGAACGGGTTTCCAACTCGTCGCCCGCCGCGCGCCGTTCGGTATCCTCGGTAATCAACGCCGCACGATAGCGGGTTTCGTTGGTCCGGTATTCGGTGTCGAGTTCGGACAGGGACCGGGTTTCATCCTCGGTCGGCTTTTCCTTGCCCACCAGGGCGGCAAGGCTTTGGCGGATTTCCGACTGGCGTCGGGTGATCTTCACAGAGTCGAGCATGGGTTATCCTTTCTGCTCAATGGGTGTTGGCTGATTTTTCAGCAGGTCGCGCCACGCTTGGCGCGGGATACTAAGGGGCACATGGCCAACCTCAATTCGGGTTTTTCTGGCGTGACAGCGGCCACAAAGGCACTGCAAATTCGCCAGCGAAAATGATAATTCAGGGTGCGTTCGGACAGGTAAAACGTGATCCACTTCCAGCCGCCGCCGTTCGCCACAGCGAACGCAAGCCCAGCCGTCGCGGTCGAGCGCCTGCATCCGCAGCGCCTTCCACCGTGGCCCGCGCGTCACCTTGGCGCTGTGCCGCTTGTATTCGTCGCGCTTCACGCCCATGCCATCCGCCCCCCCTTGCTGGTGGTGCGTCCGGTGATCCGCGCGCCTTCGGCCACGGCCAGGACGGTTGCCGCCGCCGCATCAATCCGGCCCGTCGATCTGGCCTTGGCCAATTTCAGGTTGTTTGCCGGGTCGCGCAGGGTGACAGCATCGGCAAAGGCGGATCGCAGCAACAGCGAAGGCGCGGTCTGCACCTTGCCATCGAACGCCGCGCGGCGGAACCGCTCCAGATCCTCGGACCCATCCTTCCACCCCATGCCGCGCCAGATGATCGGCGCCCGGATACCTGCCTTGTCGATTGCCTCGCCCAGTTCGGCCTGTTTGTACCGATCGGCAGAGATCGCCGCGACAGGTTCACCGGCCACATGGGCCAGCACCTGCACCAGCCATGGGGCAACCGGCACGGTTTGATCGCCCAGGGTGGACAGTTCGCCCCGGTCCTGCATTTCGCCGTAGCGCCCGGCAACGCCATCATTCGCGCCACGGTCGGCAAGATTCGGTCGACTCGGGAATGTGCCCAGACATTCCAGGCGCCCGGTGTCGGGCCAGTAGAAGGCCGCTGCCGTCATGCTGGCGCTGCCCCCCAGGTCGATGCCGATCACAACCGGCCCAGAGCGCGCCGGAACGTCCGACACTTCGCAGCACAGCCATTCATCCACCGTCAACAGCACGTCGCGGGTTTCGCCCGAAACACGTTCGTTGCGGTTGTACAACCTGAACGCTGTGAGGGTGGAACCGCCCCGCGCGACCGCCCGCCGTGCCTGCCCTTGCAGCCATTCCAGCGATGAACCGATGCCCGCCACGGCGCCGGGGTTCGCCTCTTTCAGGCTGGCCAGATCATCCGCAGGCAAGCCCGGCGATGGCCGGTGTTCCTGCCGATAGACGCCTTCCTGATCCTGATCTTGCCACACGGAAAACGGGTGGTTGTCATCCGCCGCCGATGTCGAGATGATCAGCGCCCGCCCGCCACGCTTGCCCAGGCCAGACAACAGCGCATGTTCCAGGGCGTCACCCTGATCAGCCTGCCAATGGCCGCGTTCATCCATCAACACCAGCGTCGGCGCCGAACCCAAGGCGGTCTTGCCATCGGCGGCAATCGCCTGGATCACATGCCCGCCGCCATCGCCGTCATATTCGATTTCCAGCCGGGGTGATCTGCGCACCGTGAACAGCGCCTGTTCATCCTCGGGCAAGCTGCGCATGAAACCCACCTCGAAGTCGAAGGAAATCCGCGCCTGATCCCGAGTCCGCGCCGCGATAAGGATTTCACGCCGGGGTTGCGGTTCCCACTTGCCCATCAGACTGCCCAGAGCGATGCCAGCCGAAAGCGCCGTCTTGGCATTGCCCCGCCCAATCGACAGACAGGCCACGTTGATGCCATCCGCCAGGGCGCCCCTGACAAACCGCTTTTGAAACGGTGCCAGCCTCACCGGGTCGCCAGCTTTTGGACCCTCGGGTATTCTCAGGCTCTGAAGGAACCGGATGGCTTGGGTTGCCGGGGTCATCTGGCCACCCCCGATCCGCACAGCGCAAAGAGATAACTCACCCCCGCGCCCCCTGGGGGGTTCAGAAACCGGGGCATTGGGACCAGATTGAAGGCGTGCGCCCAGCCCATCGGGGCGGGTGCAACGCCGTAGGGGTATGGGGAGAGTGTCTCACCCCCGTTGGGCGGGCGTTGGGCGGGCGTTGCCCCTACCGTTGCCACCCCCGTTGGGCGGGCGTTGGGCGGGCGTTGCCCCATGTCATTCTGCATCGGTCTGCCCCCCTGCAATGGCGATATGCTTGCGCACCTTTGACCCCCGGCCATGCTCGGCAATGACGATCCCGCCCCGGTCAAAGAGCAATTCCATGGCGCCTTTGAGCGCCCGCTTGCTCATGCCTTCAGACTTGGGGTGCAATGCGAACAGCGTCGGCGCATAGGTGTTGGAAGGGTTGGCCGACACAAACCGGCCTTGCGCCGTGAATTCGGCCAACAGCCGCATGAACACTCGCTCGGCCTTGGCCCCTGCCGCCATCTTGTCCAGGCCCTCGGGTGTGCCGTCCTCGACAAACACCCCGTCTTTCCATGCCATAGCTATCTCGCCGCCTATGCGCCCATAGTTGGCTTTCTTGGTGGCCAGTACGCGCTTGTCAGGGTCGATCTCTTCGCCATCGGGGGCGATCCGCGGCAGGTACAGCCGCGACCGAACGCTGTTGTTCCAGGCGGTACTGCCCGATGTGCCCGAACCCGATGACAGGCCGGTCAGGGACGGGTGCGCCAGCAGCATGACAGCACAGCGCCGCTTGAGCGCCAGACCTCGCAGAATGCCCACGAATTGGCGCACCTTGGCCCGGTCTTTCTCTTTGGCGGGGTACACATCGGCCAAGGTGTCAATCACGATCAGAACCGGCGTTTCATCCGCCGCCCGCGCGTCCAGTTCCTCGACCAGCGCCGATTGCATCAGGGCCACCTTGGTTTCAATCGCCAACAGGGCATCTTCACCGGCAAGGCTGCGCATGGTCAGGCCCGACAGGTCGTCATAGTCCCGGCCCAAGGCCCGCAGAATGTCATCTATGCGGCGGTGCAGTTCGTCGTCGTCATCCTCGGCGCTGATAAAGATCACGCGCCCCTGTTCAACCGGGCGCCCCAGCCAACCGGCCCCGGTCGCGGCGCCGATGGCCAGTTGCAAGGCCAGCAGGCTCTTGCCGGTGCCCCCGTCGCCGCCGAAAAG